ACTCTCAAGTAGGATATTCATATCTCTTTCTAACGACTCTGGAGTTACTCCGGCCTCACCTCCTGGTTCGGGACCAGGTGCTGGAGGTGCTGGCAATTCACCAGGTGGTTCAGACATCATTCCTCCTCCACCTTCCTCAGGAGGTGCTCCTCCTTCTGTAGGAGTACCAGCAGGTTCACCTTCCTTCTTACCATATAGTTTATCCAAATTATCAAATAATCCTGTATGAGTAATAACCTCAGCAGTTTTCTTGAGTTCTTCACCAACCGCTTTTTCAATACGCTGTTGTTGTAGGTCAAGTTTAATTTCTTCATCAGAAAATCCTAAAATATGTTTCTTAGCCCAAGACTGAGAAACTGCAGCAATTCCTGAACCAGGGTCTGCAACCATATCTTTATATAGTAAAACCTTTTCTTTCCAAACGTCGATTCGTAAAAGGTCAGCTTGAGTAGATGGATTAGTTAGAGACAAAGTAAAGTTTCCAACCTCTTCTTCGAATCCTAATACAAACAAGTGAATGATTGCAATTTTATTCAATTCTTGAATCATATTCTTTTGAATACGATTTATAGTTCTTGCAAAACGAATATCTTGTAGGGATAAATTTTTTCCGTCTCCTACAGTCTCCTCAAATCCAAGAAATGCTTTCGGCACACGTAATGCCGTTAAAAGTTTCTTTTGTATATATTCAATATCAGCAATTTCTGATAGGTTTTGAGCACCTGCAAGAGTTTCAATAGGAGAGGCTTGAGCTGGGTCACGAACAGGGACAAAATAATCTTGGTCAACAGCCATTTGATTAAATCTCATGTCCACATTTCCTGTTTTATGGTCAACAACTTGGTCTCTCTTGAATTTGTTTGCAAATCTTTGGATATATGGCTCAACATCAGCGTCATCCATATTTCCAACAAATACTTTAAATATTCTTCTCTCAGGTGCTCTTGATGTTCTATAAATTAACATCGCATCTTCAGACAGTAAAAGTTGTTTCCAAATACGTCTTGCCTTTTCAAGCATAGATGTACCGTAAGGAAGTCTTCTATCGTCTCCTAGTAGTCTAAAGTGAGCTATTTCCCAAGTATTAAACTCTAAATCTTTTTGTTTCCACTTAAACTTTGTATGTTTTTTTGTTGGATTAGTTTCAGGTTCGGCAGATTTACCCCCCATTCCTGCTTCCAATCTTTCAATTTCAACAATTGGAAGTTGCATACATCCTATAATTCCTTTTTCGGGGTCAAGTTTAAGAAACACAAAATTATCACCGTACTTGCAAGTGTTTCTTGTCCACATTGGAAGGTTGGTATTAATATCTAAACTATTATTGAATAGGTCTGCAAGTATTGATTTAATTCTTCTTGATTCAGAATAAATCTGAAGCATAAATCCATCTTGATTAATAGTTGTAGATTCTTCAGCGTATATATCTAAAGCTGCTCCAATTTCAGGAGTAAACTCCATAGATTCATAATCATAAAATGAAGATAATCTTGTTGGTTCGTAATATGTTGCTTGAGTATATAGATTATGCTCAATCTTTGACCACTGATTTGCAAGATAATAATTTTGTTGAGCCTGTAGTTTTTCTCTATTATACTCTTGTTTTGAGGTTGTACGGAGAAGTTCTTTTTTATCGTACTTGTATGTAGGGTAATCTTGACCTAAAAGTGAATTAGGACCAAACGCTTGGGATAACCTTTGCCATACTGTTAACTTGTTATTTTCCATTAGTAAAAATTAATCTGTTTTGTATAGATTATAAATAGTTAGGAAAATTAGTTTTGTTAAGCAGTAGTTACGGTCCAGTTATATGGAGCTGCAATCAAAATATTTCTACAAAATGTTCCACTATTTGTCGTTATAGCTTGCCCTGTAGCCGCTGCGGAGCCAATATTTCCGTTTGTTCTATTATAACTAAAAGTATTTGCACCCGGCCCTGCATTTATTGTATATGTACCATCAAAAATGGCATCAACACCACTAACAACTACAGTTTGTCCTGCTAAGAAATTATGTGCAACTGAAGTTGTTAATGTTGCAACGTTAGCGTTTAATACTTTGTTAGTAATAGATATAAATCCGCTAGGAGCTGAGTTAAGAGCTGCCGTGGGAGTCGCAATAGTATTATTTATTGATATTGTTCCAGCGGTTCTAGGGTTCACTCCAAAATTGCCGACCACACTGTCTTTTATGCTACAAATAATTAAATCAACGCCAGTTCGAGATATACCACAATTTTGTAAATTTAGTGTTCTTAAATTAGTTGCTGTTATAAAAGACTTATTCCAATTAGAAAAGAAAAAATTGTTGGCGTTCGTAACGTCATTTGTCGTCCCATGAGTGCTTGAAAGATTCAAAGTTCTTAGACTTGATGGCCAGTTTCCAGAACAAACCGCATCTGCTCCTCCTCCGACTGACGCATACGTGCTTGCCGCAGTTACATTTGCCGGCCCATTGTTAGCGGCTATTATATTATAAGTAAAACTAGTTGTAGTAGGGGTTGATATAATGGTATAAGTTCCATTATATGTTCCATTTTGATTAATAAACACTGAAACTTGTTGACCGGCAGTAAAATTGTGTGCAGTTGTTGCAGTTAGAGTCGCAACATTAGATAATATTTGTACTCTTTGTATTTGTACAAAGAGCCCACCAAACTGATTTTGGAGCGAGGTTATTGTTTCTATATTTGAGTGGGTTGAAAGATTTAAAAATCTATTGAAAACTCTGCTGGTTCCTGCCGTCTGTCTTTGGTTGGTTAAAGTTTTAAGAGCTGGAAACAAACTAAAATCAAAAACAGATACTACATTACTACTGATAGTTAATGATGTCATCCCAAGTCCTTGAACATTAATTTGGGTTAATGAGCTGTTACTTGAAACATCTAAAGTGTGCAAAGAATTAGGAAAATTATTTGTAAAAATAGTAATTGGATTTGTACGAAATTGATTAACAGCACTTCGTTGTAGATAAAGTTCTCTAATATTTGTTGGTAATAAATTATTGTTGAATGGTCCTGAAAGTCCATTTCCATCGAACTCAATATATTCTGTACTATTTGGGAAAATTGGAAACGTTGTCAGAGCATTATCCGACAATATCACACGTCTTAATTGTGAACAATTTATAATTTGTGAAGTAAATTGGCTTAAATTTACATTACTCTCTACGTTAAGTTCCCTTAGTTCTGAATCTATTGGAATAGTTGGATTAAAATTAGTTATTCTATTTCTAGCACCTGACCCGGGTCCTTCTGTGGTGTTATCGAGGTTCAAAATTCTAAGTGATTTAGGTAGGGTTACGTCAAAGACTCTAAGGGCCGAATTAGATAGATTTAAACCTGTTAAACTTGTTAAATTTAATGGATTTAAAATTGAAAACGTAAATCCTGCCGGTTGATTAGGTCCAGAGGCGAGGGTTAAATTAAAATCTCTAAGAGACGACGGCCCATTTAATGTTACGCTCTGAAAATTTGGTTGGAGGGTGCTTGTACTACTATTGTTAGTGTAGGATATTGTTATTGCGGTTAATGAGGTAAATGTTGACAAATTAGGTTGGAAAACTTGAATTGGTATATTTGTCATTTTAATTGACTTTAAAAGAGAACCATCAGATGGGTTAAAGTTCAAAAATGGTGTAAAAATACCATCCGCCGTTGAATTTATCATTTCAAGCTCATCAAACGCCCCTAAACTTATGTTAAAATTTGTTAAACGTGATGAACTGATTGTCATTTTAGTTGTGTTAGGAAAACTAGATTGTTGGAAAATTAAAGGTCCTCCTATACTTGAAATTCTTGTGAACTGCACTTCACCTAAAGCCCCAAAATTTGAAACGTTACTTAATTTTGCAACAAAGGAATTGTTTGCATAAGTTTTAGGAAAATTTGTTCCTGTCCCGGTAGCATCCCAAGTTGCAGATTGATTAGTACCATCCCCCCAATCGAGTGTACCCGTTGATGACCCTCCAATGGTCCTTAAATTAAAGACTAAAGGATTGGTGCCAGGTATGTTTCCAATTTCCAAAACTGGATTCGGTGTTTGTGATGGGGTTTGAGTCACAGTCGGAGTTTGTGTTTGTGTTGGTGTGGGACCAGGTATTGGACCGCAGTATGAAAGTTCAGTGACATTACAAGAACCGTCTAAGGTTGATAGGGTCCATCTTATAAACCATGCACCTGAAGTTGGCGTTGGTAATTGTGTTGGGTCTGTGTAATTAACCAAACCAGTTCTACTACCTGGATTTGGACAACTACATCCATTACCCTGACTATTGTTAAACCACCTTCTTTGATTCAACACCGCCCCACTAAATGAAACAGGGTCATAAGGTAATGGATAAGATAATCCAAGAACGGCACCATTAATGGGGTCAATATAAGCACCATTAACAATGTCATTATTATATCGAGAACAAGCCTGTGCTGCGCTTGACAACCCTGCGGCATTCGTTATGAATCCTCCTGGTGCATTTGCTAGGTAAGCGGCCTCAGAAACCCATAGATTTTGAGCAATTCTAACTGATTGTACTGTTGGTTTCACACAACAATCTAAACTTTGTGTAATTACACAGTTTACTATTCTTATTAAAGTTGCAGTTCGAGCGTTATTATCAAGATTTACCCAATAAAATCCATTTGGTATGTTACACAAACAACTAGTTCCTGTATTATTATATACTCGTGTATTAATCTCAAGAGACCCACCTGAAGTTCGGAAATTAAATCCTTGAGTTGCACATACTAAACTAGTATCATACCTTGACAAGAAATAAGTTTCTAATTCAGAACAGGCCGTTGCGGTTGTAAAATTCACTGTTGCAGGTGAACCACATCCCGCTCCACTATTATAAGTGTAAGCGGATACCCCATTGATTGACACCAACCCACTAGGAGCGGCACATGAAGGTGTGTTAGTTTGTGTTGGAGTTTGAGATTGGGTATTTGAAGGAGTTTGAGTGTTTGTTTGAGTTTGAGTTGGTGTAACACCATCTATAGTTGGTGTATTAGTATTAGTATTTGTTGGTGTATTTGTTGGTGTTGGTGTAAGGGTTGGAGTTTGTGTTTGTGTTGGTGGTGGAGGTGGGGCGGCACAGAAGTATATATCAACTATTTCACAGTTTAATACTGTAATTATATTAATACCTTCTGTTTTATTGACATCATTGTTATAGTCAATAGCGTTAACCCAATATCTACCATTTTCTAAATTACAAAGACAAGAAGTGTTTGCGGTATTATATACTTTTGCACCAATACTAAAAGCGGTAACTTGAATTGCTAATCCAACGTTTGCTGGTGAAATATTATTAACGTATTCCTCGGTATAATTAGCGCATCCTTCATTATTATCGAGTCCAGTAATAATCCACAGGATACCTTGTCCAACGCTGGGGCCTGTCCAATATCTTTCTACGACAGCAATTTGTATTAGACCGCCTGGTTTAGCACAAGTCTTTGTTGGCGTTTGAGTTGTGGTATTTGTAGGAGTCGCGGTATTTGTAGGAGTCGCGGTATTTGTAGGAGTTACAGTATTTGTTGGTGTTTCAGTTATGGTCGCAGAAGGAGTTACAGTATTTGTTGGTGTTTCAGTTATGGTCGCAGAAGGGGTTGCAGTATTTGTTGGACTTATTGAAGGGGTAGGAGTTATAGTTGGACTTTGTGTCGGAGTAGAAGTATTTGTTGCCGTATTTGTTGGGGTTTGTGTCTTTGTTGCCGTGTTAGATGGTGTATTTGTAGGTGTAGAAGTATTTGTTTGAGTTGGTGTTTGAGTAAATGGGGGACATCCTGGTAAATCAGCACAGAATCCCAAAGGGGATGCAATTAATATATTTGCATCAGTAGATGAGACCGATTGGGCACAAAGGTAAGTAAATCCAGGCGGTGCTAATTCAAAAGGATAAAAAATCGCATTACAATCCCTTTTTACATAAGGGACATTTCCACCAGATGTATTATTTAATTCCCAACAATAGCAAGGACCAGGTGTTCCTGTATTAGTCTGAGTATTTGTTGTAGTATTTGTAGGAGTTACAGTATTTGTCGGAGTTTGAGTAGGAGTTTTTGTATTTGTCGGAGTTTGAGTTGGTGTTCTTGTAGTGGTCGGAGTTTGAGTTTGAGTTCTGGTATTAGTTTGAGTTTGAGTTCTTGTTGGAGTATTTGTTCTTGTAGGAGTTTGGGTTCTAGTTGATGTTTTAGTAGTTGTGGGGGTCTGAGTATTAGTTGGGGTATTTGTTCTTGTAGGGGTTGGAGTTTTAGTTTGAGTTCTTGTTTGTGTTGATGTTCTTGTATTAGTGGGGGTTTGAGTTCTAGTGACAGTGTTAGTAGGAGTTTGTGTTGGAGTTGTAGTGTTAGTAGGAGTTTGTGTTGGGGTTGACGTACTTGTTCGAGTTGGAGTTTTAGTAGGAGTTGGAGTTTTAGTTTGAGTTCTAGTAGGAGTTGGAGTTTTAGTTTGAGTTCTAGTATTAGTAGGAGTTTTAGTTTGAGTTCTAGTATTAGTAGGAGTTTTAGTTTGAGTTCTAGTATTAGTAGGAGTTGGAGTTGGTGTTTTGGTATTTGTAGGCGTATTAGTATTAGTAGGAGTATTAGTGGGCGTCTCAGCAATTGTCGGAGTGTTAGTGGGTGTTGTAAAAGGGGTAGGAGTGTTAGTTGGAGTGGGTGGTGGGATGGACGCAACACCAGGTGCAGGGGCAATTTTAAAAATCGTGACAATAGCCTTTAAGAAGGTTTTTATACCGTTATTAATTACATTGATTTTCGAACCGTCGAATAATCTGCCCGCTCTTTGTGGTCTGTTTTGTAAACCCATTATCTATTTCCTCCGAATAACCAATTATAGTTCATATAATCATTTTTTGTAGGCTGATTATTAACTTGTTTTACATCAGATATTGTCGGATTAAAATAATCTGAATGACTTCTTGTATTTGTGTTAACTTGCCAAGATTCTAACATTGCTTTTGTATGTTGTGTTACTTTTGATATTGATGTAAATGAAGATTCTGAAACATAAGTACACATTGATACTGACATAATTAAGTCATCGTGATGTCCTTTTTGGTGGTCGGGTCTTCCATTAATATATATAAAGGTTCCCATTTCATTTAATAATCTTGATGAATAAATTTTAAATCCGTGCCTTAAATGCTCCTCAAAAGAGGCAATAATCTGAACTCTTTTATTATTGAAGTTAATTCCAGGTATTTTATCTTGAGTTTTTGGGTCATATTTCCACTTATTAAAATGGTCTACACCATCAACATATAAATCTTTATATCCAAGTTCTTGTAGTTTCCTTGCGGTTGTTACACCCATTCCTCCTGTTATATCAATAACTATAAACGCTGAGTACATATTTCCCCATTTGTAACAAATTTCAGCTAAAGTATCTGGTGGCATTTTTCCAACATATTCAAATACTTGTTCCCTTTCATCAAAGTCAATAATCTGAATTGATGAAAAGTCCTCAGAATCCCCACGACTAACATCGACCCCCATTATATATTTGTGTCCTATTACAGGTTCTTTCCATATCCATATTGAACCTCCCATCATTTTGTTTGATGGTTCCTTAATCATATTCTCTCTATAGTTTTGGAGCATTTCAGCATCAAATACGTTGTCACCAGACCCAAGGAATTTACACTCTAATTCTTGGTTAACTTTTCTTCTGTCGTACTTGAGTTTTTTAACCATCGACTCATACCAAGAAGAGGTAGGTTTATATCCTTTAGAAATTAAATCTTTAACATCTTCAAAATTTCTTTCTTTAAATGGAATCATTGAATAGTCGACAGATTCCACTTCAGGATATTCATCTCTATTTAAATAAAAATGTATTACATCATTAACTTTAATAAGAGATAAATCTTTAGCATATCTTGGGTCTTTAAACCACACCATCTCTGAAACCTTAAACTCATTCATATTACGAAGAGCTTGGTCATAAATTTCATAATAAATTGGGTCAAATCCGTTTGGAGTTGAAATTACAATTACTTTACCCCCTGTTGAAAGGGATGCCATACAAGCCGCCCAAAAGTCAGAGTCGGCTTCGATATATGCGGCCTCGTCAAATATTAATATTGTTGGAGTGTAACCTCTTAATGCATCTTTAGATGTTGCAACGGCTTTAACTTCACATCCATTATTTAATTTAAAGTGTCTTTGTGAGTTCTTTTCTGCGGAAAACCCAATACCTGTCCAAGAGGGCCATTGTTCGGTAAATCCTCTTACCTTGTTGGCCATTTCAACAGCGGTATCAAGTTTGTTTGCAATAATCAAAATCTTCTCAGGTTTTGTCTTCTTTGCAAATGCAAGTTTTTTTGAGGCCCAAGCGGCGGTTACGGTTGATACGCCAGCTTGACGGTATTTTAATGCAATATTTTCATTAAAGTTTTCGTAATCCTCAATCAAAGTTTGTTGGTCGGGAAATAGCTCTAATGGAACGTATTTTGAAACGGTATTATCGTAGGTTTGTAAGTAGGTTTTTAACGCATAAGGAGTACTTTTCATACACTTACCATACTCCAATATAACTTGTTCTTTAGTTAAAGACATTTTACTTTTTTTAATAAATATGAAAAAACCCCCTTTTGTCGAAGGGGGTTTAAATTTTAAAACTATTTACATTATAAACTCGCTAGAAAATCATCCATATCTTCTTGGTCTTTTCCAGTATTATAATCATCATATTCTTTCTTTGCTGCTTGAGCCGCTCTCATGACCTCAGTAAATCTTTTTCTTGCTCTGTCTTTTTCTGATTTGTTTTCAGAAATTGCATCACCAATCAAATCCAAAAATTCTTTTGCCGGAATTTTATAAAGTTCTCTCTTAAACCAAGGATTTAAACCAGAATTTTCAGGTTCAAACATTTCATCAGGTAAAGCATATTTAATTAATTCAACTACAGCTGGTCCTAGTCTTAATTGCATTGGTTCATTTGATAAAACATCAGTTTGTCCCATTACATCAGCTGCTCTTTCTGGGTCCATATCCGCAAATTGTGACCTAGCTGGCGCCTCTTCTAAACCTTTAATAATTTCGTGAAGAAGAATTGGTAATATCAATCCACCTGCAACAATTTTTGTATCCGGTCCTTCTCCACCCTCACCATTTTCATCATCAGTATCTTGTAATTCCATTTTACCGGCAACTCCCGAACCAGTCTGACTCATCATTTCAATCATTTGTTCCATAGTAAAATACAACAAATCATTTGCAGCCATTACTTGTCTGTAAAGAGTTGGGAGTTGAGGGTCAATTTGAGCAATTTTTCTCATATAAGATGGTTTCATAAATGAGTAGTGTCCTTTCTTTGCCTCACCCTGAATAATCAAGTTAATAATATTTCTTTTGTCTACTTCCGATTGGAATTGCTCTTCATCGGTTTCAACATCAATGTCAAAAGATTTAGGTAATTCAAATTTTGGTTTTTCTTTTGGTTTCATTTGAAACTCTCCGGCACTTGGTGGTGTCCCACCTAAAGTTAAATCATATTCATACCAATCCCTTTCAGTTCCAGTTTCTTCTAAAGCAAGTTCAAGAGCCAAGTCAACCAATTCTTCATTATGTTGTCTTTCAATTGACATGATTCTTTGGGTGGTCATCATCATTTGTTGCATGATTTGCTGTTTAACCTGATTTGATGACAAATTTGGTTGGTCAAACGCATCTCTAACTCTGTCTACAACTTCTTTAAATCTTGTACCAGCAAGTCTTTCAACATCTCCAGCTCCTTTTCTAAAGGCTGGATTTTTAGCATATAAACTTTCAGGACTACCAAGTTTTCTTTCCAAATTTGGGTCCATTCTCTCGGGATAATCCCCATAGTCTACCGGTGCTTCGTATAATTTATATTTTTTCATTTTGTAAATTTGTCAATTAAATTAGAGATTGCCGTAATTATTTCACTTTTTTTTGACTCCATTTCAGATGCCTTTGGTTTTGGATTTGGACCTTCTTTTTTTCCAGGATTCGAGGGTCTTTTACCAGGTTCTGTTTTTGGAGTTGTTTTTGGTTGTGCTGGAGCGGTTTTAGTATCTCCTTCTCCCATTTCACCACCTAATACAGTACCTCGTGATATTGGTTTTTTCATTATCATTTTCTTTTCGGCAATAATACTCATTATTTCGCCTTTTGTCATCTTTGGGGATAAATTGTTTTCAACAATTTCTTCCATCTTTGATTCGATGAGGTATTCATAAGGGTTTCTACCTTCTTTAAGTTTCTTTTTAACACCCATTACACAATCTTCATATTTCTTTTTGTTTTTTCTACCAACTGATGAGGTACAAACAGCCCAAGGATTATATTTCTTTTTGGTTTTTTTCCTTTCATCTAACTCAACGGACATATTTGGGTTTGACTTTGCAACAATTTTATTTAGTATATCCCTATCCGCAGAATTTGTTTTTGGTTGTAGGACTTGTTTAGTAACCATTTCCTTAGTTTCTTTCCTTTTTTTACCCTCAGTAGTTTCACTTTTTTCAACCGCAGTGCCATCAGCATTAAATTGCAATTTTGCTCTTTGGTCCGGTGTCTTCTTATTCAATGATTCAGTATCTTTTGGGTCGGTAGTATTATATGTAGTAGTTTGAACCGCCTCTTTATTTTCTTTCTTCTTAATCTTTTCCAAAATCATTTTAATTTGTGATTCAGTCATCAAAGATAAGGTTTTTTGCGAGAAACCAAGCTTATGCATTTCTAGTAGGTTTTTTTTCTTTTGTTCCATGTTCAAATTCTTTATAAAATTCTAAAATTATGTCTTTTTCGTACAATTTGTTTTTAACAACTTCTTCGGTGTCCCCAAAGTGAAAAACAAGTCTATTGTCTAAATCTTTGTCTCTTTCCCATCCAAGAGCAACAACTCTGTCAACTCCGTCCTTCATTGAAAAAAAATCGGAGCTTTGGATAAGTTCGAGGTCTATCCCCTCCCTATTCAAAACTCCTACCTTTTTAATATACTCGGCTTCTGGTGATGTTGGATTTCCACTTGCTGGTTCACTATCCCAATCATCCCCCCATACTTCTAAACTACTCGAAAAAACAAATTCATATATTTTATTTCCCTTGTAGTTTGGTCCTAATCCGTTTACAAAAACTAAATAACTCATAATAGTTCACCTTTTGGTGAAACTTTCAATTGTTTATTATTATGTTCAAAAACCAAGTTTCCCTTATTTGTTTTCCCAACAAATTTCATTTCAGGGAAACTATTAATAACATCAATTGCCACTTTCTTTTGCTTTACAGTTTCAGAGAGTCTTACAATTTGATTTTTATCTGACTTTGTTTTTTGTTCCAAAACCATTTGTTTGTTTTGTTTTTTTTGTTGTTGAAATTTCTTTTCATTCTCATTTACAACAAAATATTTTGATAAAACGCTATCGACTTTTGATTCTTTGAAGATTTTTTTAAGAGCGGCTTCAACATATTTTTCACTTACTTCAGCATCTCCTCTACCACCCGATGGTAGGTTGGCCATTTCACCTTCGGCCATTTCACCAGTTGGTTCTTCCTGAGGTATTTCATCAGCACCCATTTCTTCACCAGTTGGTTCTTCCTCAGGCATTTCTTCATCTCCCATACCCATATCACCCATATCTTCATCTTCTTCACCTTCCAACTTTGCAATGATATCGTCTTTATCGTCATCTTCTAAGTTATCAGCGAGAGCGGATAAAATAGAATTAACAACATATTTTGCATCCTTAGATGTGATTTCTTCGTCTTTCTCTTGGAAGTCTCTGATTTTTTGAGCTAGTTTTCCTGTGAGTTTTTGAATCATCTTAAATGAAACATCTCCTTCTACATCGGCATCATCAGGACCAGGTGCTGGCATTTCATCTGATGGTTCCTCAGGCATATCATCACCCATACCCATTTCAGGGTCAGCTGGTGGTTCAGTATCCATTGGCTCTGCCGGTGGTGTTGGTTCTGCCATAGGTTCAGGCATTGGTGCCGGTGGAGGAGTTTCCTCTTCTTGTGGCGCAGGATTTGGGTTCTTCAAGAAGTATTTCTTATCCTCAGTGAATAAAGAAATACCCTCATTTATATTGTGAACTCTGTTTAATTCCTTTGCAACCAAGTTTAGTTTCTTCAATGCATCAGCATATGATGAGTAATAAACTCTATTTTTCATAGGGTCAATATAATCCAATGTAGACTCATTAAGACCTGACTTAATTATATAACCCAATTTTTCTTTAACAATATGATAGACATTACCATCAACCAACTTTGTTGTATAGTCAGTTTTTGATGACTCATTAATAGAGTTAGGCAAATGCTCTTTGTATTTTGCAATTTCAAGAATCCTATTGATTTGTTCTTGACCCTTTAATTTTTCACTACCTATTGGTTTGAGTTTACTCATTTCAAATATTTTTTTTAGTTGTTTAATCCATTAAAACCACCCAGTGTTATTGCGTTCAACTGAACAACTGTGTCCGCAGTGCTTCCCAAACTACCATATGATGGATGAGGTTGCAAGCTTGATGAACAAGCCGCACAATTGGTTCCACCTGTAAAATTAATTAACACATAAGTGTAAGTTCCAGAAGATAGTACTGCCATGGCGTAGTTTTTTCTCTATAAATATATTAAATGTTACGTTTTTTTTAATATATAGAAAAAACTTATATAGATAGTTCCTTGTCTACCACATCATTTTCAAAATTCATCAGTTTGTCAATGTATCCATTTCTTCTTAATACTTTAAAAACTAAATTTTCATCTGAATATTCCCCACCCTTTTCTAGACCACAAGTTCTATATTTTTTGAGTTTGTCTTTACACTTTTTAATAATTTCTCTAGCATCATCCGCCGTAACATCTGAAGCGGCGTCTAAAGCAGTGTCAATTATTTCCATCCATTGTTTAGACTTTTCGTGGATAAGATTTTTATCTATCTTAACTTTTTCTTTTTTAGGTTTGTTATTCCACTCATTATTTAGAACAGAATAAACTCCACTACTGAAATGGGCGGCATGAGAATCTTGTACATACATCTCAACTTCATAACCAAATATTTTAATATCGTGGTCAGTATTAAATAAAGTCTTCTTCACCTTAAACAATTCTTCATACAGTGGAAGTAGCTCATCTTGGAACTGATTAAAATCAGCAACGATGTGCAAATCAATATCAGAATATTTTGACCAATTATAATTTGATAAAGAACCTGTAAAAATAA